GTAAGTCCACGTTTGCCAACTTATGTTGTGCCCTTGTCGGTGCAGGAAATTATGCGAGTACATCATTAAATCAACTTGAACAATCAAGGTTTGAGCTATCTTCTATTAAAGGTAAACGTTTGACATTGATTAATGATTCAGAACGTTATGGTGGCTCTGCTCAAATTTTTAAAGCAATGACAGGTGGTGATAATTTGCGTTATGAGGAGAAGATGAAAAATATTGGTGAACCTTTTGTTTATACCGGAATGGTAATGGTTGCTGCTAATGAACCAATTCAAACAACGGATAATACCAGTGGATTAAGTAGGCGTCGTCTTACGCTTGAGTTTAATCGGAAACTCTACAATAAAAGTTCGGAAGCTAAAGATATGATTAAGATTGATAATGGTAGGATTAGCGGTTGCTGGAAGGATTATTTACCAGGTCTTGTTAATTGGGTGCTACAGATGTCCAATGATGAGATGCGTAGATACCTGCTCGACACCTACGATGCTGTTCCGGTGCTTCGTCGCGTCAGGCATGACATCATGCTTAACAGTAATAACTTGATTGAATGGATGCAATCAGAAGTTGTTATTGATAATGATAATATTGCTCAGGTTGGCAAGAAGATTATTAACACCAATAAAGAAGTATCTGAACGGTATGTTAACAGTAACTTCCATTTGTATCCCAGTTACTGTGAGTTCTGTGATGGGACGGGTTCAAAGCCAGTGGGACAGAAACGTTTCATTTCGTTGCTCATGGATTGTTGTAGGAATCAGCTGCAGCTTTCTGATGTATACAACTTTACAAAGAAGGGTCGTCCATTCTTTAAAGGGTTAGCAGTTCGTAACTCAGATCACCAATACAAAGATGCACCGACTATACTGCCAGAAGGTAAGGACTCCTAACCATGGCCCATGTTCCTATTTTTAAAAATGCAGAGGACTCAAAAGAGTTTTTTCAAATTTTTCAAGATGTTGTAAACGATTACGATCGTTGTTTTTCTATTGTTCGTAAAACAATGTTGCCAGGTACTCTTGCTGATAATAGCGATTTACCTGGTGATTTGTTTACTGTACTTAACGATATTACAAATAATCTTTTGTATCAAACACGCCATAATATTTTTGAAAAACTACATCCAGAATACAAGGAAGAAGATGATGTATTCATTCCTCATGAATCATTAAAAGAAAAGGTTAAAGAAGCTCTTGATGAATTTCATAAGGAGTACGACTCATGAATGTAATCTGGCATGATAATGACTCTTCGTTCACCATTGAATGGGATGAAAATGATCCTATCGAATCAGTCTTTAATGATTGGACAGAAGAAGATTTTTTAACAGCAATTCGTGAACGCTGTAAAAAAGTTCTTGGTGATGAAGAATATGAAAAAATTATTTCTTCACATCAAAACGACCAGCAACACCAAGAAGAGTTGCCAACAAACCAGTCAACGTAGCAACAGCACGTTCACCTGAATTACGACATGATTCAGGTTCTTTCTGTTGTTTTAATTCAATGAGCTGTGGGCTAATGTAATAAGTACAACTAGCCCACCATGCTATTGATAATCCACCAGTGGCTACGACTGTTGAAATAATACAAACAGCAAGCCACCTATACATCAGTTAGTGGTCCAGGGTACTCCTGCCATCTTGGTAGGATTAGTTTTTTCATCAATTTGTGCCTGAAGTGCGGCTTCAATTTCACCGACCTTTTCAGCACCGAAGTGATCTTGGACCCAACCGACCACAATTTTTTCGGTCAGATCGGCATATGGGATCATATTGCCAGGTTCAGGTTTCTCCAATCCGATACTGCCGTACGCCGAGCTGCTGTACGTACTATCGTAGGCGGAAACCGTGTAGTGAACCGTGAACACCACGCCGTCAGAGGTATAGTGCTCCATGTTGGCAATGCGCCACAAAAACCAAGTAGCCATTTAATTATTATAACTTTTCTTTTATTGTACCAGGTCTTAAAGCTTTGTAGTGACTCACACTACCCAACCCTGGAGCCACTGTCAATAAAATCTGCGTCCTCATTGAATGATTGCTGGAACTCCGCCCACCTTTTATCTAATTGTTTTTCTGCCCAGCCCCAAACTCCATGTTCCATACCATCGATGCCAGCACATTCAATCTCTTCTTTAATAAGAAAACGAAGCATTTCGATTTGTTCTTGGTTCATGGCAATCAAAACAATAACACTGACATTGTAGCGTCAAAGACTAGTGAGCTTACCACCATTGATCCCATAAGGATCCACGTCGGTAAGGGAGACCGATGTAGACCCAGATAAACGGGAGAGCGAAGGCGATAGCTAGTAGCAGCAAGGCTGGCAGCAAGTTGTGCATAGAAGTGAAGGGGACTTCTACTGCTAGGCGATACCAGCATCAGATAGACGCTGCTCAAGAGTTTCGATCTTGGTGATAGCTTCTTGCAATGCTTTAGTAAGCAATGGAACCATGTTTGAATAGCTTACTTCCCATTGCTGAATAATTTCATCTTCATGATCACCTTCGCTAACAGCATAAGGTGCTATAGCATTTAACTCTTGAGCAACAAATCCATAATTTACTCTGTTATGTCCTTCTTCAATCCAATCAAAAGATCTTACGCGCACTTGACCTAAATCACTTAAAGCAGATGATGCGTCAGTGATATTAGTTTTTAATCTTGCATCGGAAGTGGTATTGTATGAAAGTACATTTGAACTTCTGTCGTAAGTAATACTGCCTCTTGTATTTAGAGCAGTATCTGTATGAAACATTTGAAGTATATTATCTCCAGAGTTGGCATCATGCCACGCTCTTATTGGAGCAGCCGAGCTTGCGCCTACTCCTGCAGTTTTAAACATTGAACAATCACTGCCACTAACTGCAATCCTTGTGGAAAACCCCGCACCAGCTCCATCGGAAGTTGTTCCAATTTTTACGTTGCCCAAGCTGTCGATCCTCATCCGCTCCGTCGGAGAACTTGCCCCATCCGCAGTAGTGGAGAACACTAATCTTGATGGAAGGTCGGAAGTTGAACTTTGAGCTGCATCTGCGTAACACCAGATATGTGCGGAAGGAGTAAGTCCTGCACCTAGGAAGTCGATACCACCAAGAAATTCACCGCTTCCAATAGAAGTGGCAGTGGTTCTACCAAGCCCGATTGCTCCGCCATCAGCATCTACAACCTGCAGTAGCTTTGAAGTTCCAGCGGTAGACGCACTAGACGTACCAACTAAGAGCCTGCCGCTGGAGTCGATACGGGCGCGTTCGGTTGCCCCACCGGAGGTAAGTATTAAATTATTTTGCGATCTTATGCAGGAATCTGTTGCACCGCCTGATGCCAACTGTGCAGCACTTCCCAGGAAAAGAAAATTACTGCCGTTAGTTTGAAACGCACAATATGGACCGCCTGCGTTGGTTGTATTGATGCGAAGTATTTCGTCGCCAGAACTTTGAACATGGAGTGGCGTGCCAGGGCTCGTAGTGCCAATCCCTACTCTATTATTAGAACTATCTACATATAAGGTATCAGTATCGACTGTAAGATCAGCAGATAATGTTACATCACCAGAGCTATTAATCCTAATAGCATCATTACCATTTGTTACAAGACCTAACTCATTAGCAGCTGGATTGTAGATTCCAGTATCTAAATCTGTATCAAAAGTAATTGATGGAGCAGATTCAGATCCTGATGGATAATTAACACCAACATTAACGTAATCTGCACCAGCAAGGATGACACCAAAAAAAGAATGTCCACCAGTTGGAGGAGAGCTAAATTCAATATTGCTACCAACCAAATTAAAACCTGATGTACCACTGGGATCAGGTTCTTGAATAACACCATTAACAGAGATTAAACACTGCTGCGGATTGATTGGAAATGGTACTGGAGTAACGCCACCAACCTGAAGCGGAAAGGTAGTTAAAACACCGTTAAAACTGCTACTAATGTCATCAATGATCTGATAACTTTGATATGCAACTTGTAGATCATTACCTAAATATGCCATGTTACCTCACAGGATTAAAACTTGGTTGTGTTGGCCATTGAATATCTTCTAGCTTAGCAGAAGAATAAGTTTGAGGAAGATCACGTAATTGTTGACGATAAGCAGCCCACTGAGCTTGATCTAATGTTGAGCTTGGTGTCATTACCCAATCAGTAGATTTTAAAATATAATCTCTTTTCTTCCTTACAATATCCCAAGAAGTATCAGAAAGTTCTAATACTTCTTCTGGGTGCATAAGTTCATGAAGTTTTAGTTCTAATAAGCTTACCCTTTCTTCCAAGAAGTAAACATAATGTTCTAACTCTTTTGCTTTTTCTTCAATGTTAGAAACATTAGAAACAGTTGTTAGTCCCATAATTTACTATGGTGTCTGCTCAAGATAACTAACAGTTAAATCAATGGCTGTTGCAGTACCGCAACGTGCCTGTAATTTATCACTGGATTCTAGGATCACTTTGTTACCACTAATTAATTCTAAAGAAGAACCAGCAGGTACTGGAGCATTCTTAATTAGGTAAACATCATCACCTGTACTTTTATCAATATAAAGATCAACATCAGCACTAACACCTGTTTTGTTAGATGCAATTGCACTAAGAACAATTAATGTTGCAGTACCACCAGTTGTAACAACAGTGGCTGATGCATCAGTAATTGCTGCTGTTACCAAACTTGACTTGGTATCATTTTTGAAGGTATTTGCCATATCAGCCTAAAGCAACAATAAGTGCAAGGTTGTCTGTAGAAGTAAAGGATCCGTCCACAGTAAGGTTTCCTGAGACGATCAGATTACCTGGAATGGTAACTGCACCTGATGAATCTATTGTAAGTCTAGCAACTCCACCTGTTACAAGAGCAATTTGATTTACACCGGGACTAATGATACCAGTATCAGGATCACCTGCAAACTTAAGTGCACAGCTTGTTAATGATCCAAGAGATAAAGCAGCGTTGGCACCATCTTCCCTTAGGAGAGGGTAACCGCCTACCTGAATGGCATCATGAATAACACATGTTTGTTTGACCGTATCAACGGTAACTTCACCACTAGCACCAGTGAAGCCTGAATGCTGTGCTGTTGTTCCTCTACGAAATTGTACTTGAGTTGACATAGTTTTATCCTAAAGCAATTGCAACTGCAGTAGCAAAGTCTTCTGTTGATATTGTTCCATTACTATCGGGAACTGTCATTGTTCTGGTAGTAGAGGTACTAATACCAGAGCATTCAAAAGCCAACTTTTTAGTGCTATCACTATTATCACTTATTCTGAATGTATCATCAACAAAGGTATCACCAGGAATTGTTGATGTGTCAAGAAGGACATTACCAGTTAGGTCAGGGAATGTTGCAGTTCGATTGTCAGTTAATGTATCTGTTGCAAATGTAACAGAATAGTTACTGGCGCCACCAGCACGACCTAGGATAATAAATCCATCTTGAGTTGATGCTGGACGGAACGATTGACCTGTACCATTAATAAAACTATTGATGCCAATAAAAACATTATTTGCTTCTAGTAAAGCAAACGTACCATCGCTATTTGGTGCAGTAAATGTACGTGTTGTTGCGGTAGTAATATTTGTTGCATTAAATGCAATTTGCTTTGTATTATCTGAAGTATTTCTAATCCTGAATCCACCGTCATTCGTAATAACAGCAGTGGAAGTAATAGATGTTAACCCTGCAATTGTTGTAAGGGTACTACCAAGTGCTACTGAACTGGAACCTAATGTAATTGTTGAGTTCTGAAGCTGGCTATTAGGAATATTGCTAGTACCAAATTCACCTGTACCCGAGTCATATGTAAGTCCAGAACCGGCAGCAACACTGAGGTGTGCCCTTACTTCACTAGCACTGGGGCCAGTATAAGTAATAACACCGGTTCCAGAGTCGTAGGATAAAGATCCATCTCCACCTGCATCCGTAACAGAAATAGAACCACGGATGTTAGCATCAGTAACAACTGAGAAGTCGAACACCCCAGTAGTATTGTTATAAGACAGTGAACCATAACCAGATCCTGTATTAGTTGCACTTAACGATTCAAGAAGTGCAACATTTCCAGATGCATCAGGAAAAACAATGGTACGGACTGCTGTTGGATCTGTAACACTTAAAGATGTAGTAAATCCGTCTGAACCAGTAGAGCCTTCATAAGTAATATTTCCACCGGTAATTTTAATATTATTTGCAGCACCTGGAGGATTTGAATTAAATGTAGTTGCTTCAATAGACGTGAATCCTGCAAGAGCAGTTTTTGTATCTCCTAAATTAACTAAAGTTCCACCTAACGTAAAAGAACTATTTGCTAACTGAGAATTAGGAATAGCATTAGTACCAAATTCTCCAGTACCGCTGTTGTAAGTTAAACCGGATCCAGCAGCAACACTAAAGTGAGCACGTACCTCAGATGCAGATGGACCCGTATAAGTAATGACGCCAGTGCTGTTGTTATAGCTTAAAGAGCCATCACCACCACTATCTGTAACAGAAATAGAAGCACGTGCCCTACTATCAAGGTAGTAAAGATTAGTACCTTCAGTTAAATCAGTAGTAGTATTACCAGCAAAGTCAAGTTTATCTGTAGGAGTATTAACCTCCTCAATTAAACCGCTTACAAGTGCTAATGCCTTACGAGTTGCCATAATATTAGCTTAACAGAATAGGAGGTTCAAGTTGAATAGAAAACTCACTAGCAGAAACAGCTTCTCCAACACGTACTACATATTCACCTGGTGTTGATGGTGCTGTTGTTGTAATTGCACCAGCAGAAAGGGCAGATAAGAAATAATGATCGCCAGCATCTAAACCAGATATTGCTTCAACACCGGTAACAAGAACCTTCACAACTTCTCCAGCACCTTTGCTTGTATCAGCAAATCCAACAACATATGCTTTATCTAAAGTATCATTTGCAATGGCTTTACCAGTTTGTCCATCAGATGCTCGAAGATAAAGAGCATCTCCTTGATTTACAGCTTCAAAAGTAGTTGCATCAAAGCCAACACGAAAGGGAACAAATGTTGGAAAGCCGTCTTTTAGATCAATAAGAGCATCAACAAGTCCCCGATAATTTGGTGCATATGGAGATCGAGTCATAGTAAAACCATTGCCCTCCATAAGATCAACAAGGACGGCAAGAGCACCTTCTATATTGGGCTCATATCCCGTTGCCATATGACCTTAAATTATTTCTTTTATTCTAAGTTGTTAAATCCTTTAGAATAGTAGCAGGAACAAATGCAATGAACAATGGCACCTGAAATTATTGCCGTAATAATTACAAG